TCCCGGCGCCTCGCGGGGCGGGCGCCTTCGTCCTCGCCTTCAGTGCGGGATCGTCCTTGACGAACTTGTCACACTCGCACACTTCCAGATGGCACTTGCCACGGCTTGCGCCGTCGATCCCGTGCATCCAGGGGGCGTGTCCACACTCGGGGTTCCAGCAGTAGCCGGGCCACCCGTCCTTCTTGCCGTCGTGGTTGGCGAGCATGATCCCCGACGAAGTCAGGGGCACCACTCGGCCAGTACCTCCGAAGCTCATCTTCTTGGCGAAGCTCTCCGCCTCGGCGACGGCGCCGAAGGGTCCGAAGTTCAGGCCCTTGCTGCCGTCCGCCCACTTGTGGACCATCACGAACAGGTCCCGCATCTGGAGCATGTCCCCGACCTCCTTGATCACAGCCTTGGCCAGTTGCTCCGGACTGTCGAAGGTCGGGTCTTCGAGGATGTCGACCACCTTCTTCAGTTCGTGCGCCCTTGGGGTGATCCTCACTCCCGACCTCCTCTCTCGACGACCCGTACTCCCCAGCGCCGGGTGTTGACGTAGGCGATCATGTTCTGCGTCGCCGTCTTGCTTGGGCTGTGCCAGTCGCCGTCTCGCTTGAAGAGGGGCGTGTCTCGCTTGTCCTGGATCTCGATCTCCGTACCGTCAGGCAGTTCGTCGAGCTCCCGGATCGTTCTGATGGTCACAGTATCACACCGTCACACTTGCACAAGTTCGGCGACGCCGTGCAGCTTGGCGTGCAAGTCATCCACCGACCCGTCGTTGACCAGCACGTGGTCGAAGGGCCAGTCATCCAGCGCGGTCTCACTGACGTGGGCTCGTCCGTGCTTGTCCTTGGTCGGGCCCACGCCGGGCCTCTCGACCCGAATCATCACGCCACCACGCTTGGCCACGGCCTCCGCCTCATTGGGGAAGCGGACGTCGGTCACGACCAGGCCGGCCGCGTCCTGGTGGTCGACGTACAGGGCATCCACCCACACGTCATCGCCGAGTACTCGTCGGCCTGCCTCGGTGCCCGTGCGCTGGAGCAGGGACCGGACCTCCGGGTACGCGGTCTTCGCGTAGTCCCAGCCGGTCGAGTCGACGAGCTGCCGCAGGCGCAGGCTCCCGGCACCGTAGTGCCCAGGGATCAAGGGATTCACTGCGTACAGGAACTCCTTCAGCTTGTCGGCGTAGCCCGCCTGCCTCCAGCCTCGCTGGATCAGGGCGTCAGCCGCGGTGTTCTTTCCACTGCGGGCATACCCTGAGAAGCCAATGATCAACTCGCTCACGCCGCCACCTCCAGGTTCGCTTGCTCGCTCTTGCTCAGGTACTCGATCGCCGAAGCCAGTCGCTCGACGTCGTCTTGCATCAGGCCGATCGCCGTGTTGCATCGGGCGCAGAGCGCTCCGCGTACGGCCCCAGTTCCGTGATCGTGGTCCACAGCCAGCGGCTTGGCCTCACCCTTCGGATTCCGTGCAGTCTCGGGCTGGCCGCAGATCGCACATACTCCGCCCTGCGATTCGATCAGCGCGTCGTAGTCCTCCAGGCTGATGCCGAACTTCTGTCTCAGGTTCCGGCGACGATCCTGCTCAGCCACCCGCTCGGGGTACTTCTCCTTGTAGCGAGCGGTGTACTCTCTCGCCTTCTCTCGCGAGACAGGCTTCAGCTTCTTCCGCTTGGCTCTCGCCTCTGCCGCACACGGCTTGCAGTACGGGTGCTTGCCGTCCTTTCTGACCTTCTCGTTGTGGTACTGACTGAACGGCTTCACCTCCTTGCACTTGGTGCACGCCTTGCTCGGTTCGGTCACAGTTGCACAGCTCCTTGCGGTAGGTGGGGAAGGTCAGACCGTCTCGAAGTAGAAGGCGTCGTTCACGTCGCTCGCCTTGACGAGCTCACCCGTCAGGCCGGCGAACTCACGGGCGACGGTGAGGGCGACCGCCTGCACACGGGCCCGGCCTTCGATGAAGGAGATGCCGAGGTCGGTGATGGACCACCTCTGTTCGTGCTCTCGCCTGGCCAGGCCGAACCAGGACAGCTTCGCGAACACGGAGTACTCGGCGTTGCTCAGGCCCAGGTCGTCACGCTTCAGGGCCTGGCCGCCATGCAGGTACAGCTTGCCCAGTCCCGAGACCTCGTTCTTGCCGAGTCGGCTGCGCTTCTCGCTCACGGTGGTGCTCCCCTCATCACGGCTGCCTCATCAGGAGGTGGGCGCCACCCCACCCCGACCTCCCTTCAGGAGGTTTCGGCACACTTGCACACTCAGGTCAGGACGTTTCGCGGTGACCGTCGAAGCAGTAGATGTACGAGGTGTCGCCGACCTTCGCCCAGCACAGGCGGTGCCCCCACACGGTGCCCCAGTACTCGCGGTGCGCGGCCTTGTTCGTCTTGGTCCACGCCGCACGCTTGGCCGGGTCGTTCAGCTTCGGGTTCAGGTACGTCACGTTGCCTGCGCGGTCGACGTAGTACGCCGGACCGGCGCCGTCCCAGTAGCAGTTGCGGTCGTCGTGGTCGTCAGCGCACGGCCGAGTCGGGATGTGGAAGACCGGGACGTACTTCACCGCGGTGGGCAGGGCCACCGGCTTCACGTCCGGCGACCCGGAGGCCGGCGAGGCCCAGATCAGGGAGCCCGTCACGGCGAGGGCGAGGGACGTCAGTGCGGTGCGGACGAGCTTCATTGGGGTTCTCCTTGGTGGGGTTCAGCGGGGGAAGGGTGATCGCTCCGGTTCTCGGCGGCTGCCAGAGGGGAGGGAGCTCGAACTTGAAGGCGGTCAGCCTCGGGATCTCGTGCGGCTTGGCGACGCCGTGGTCTACGGCCACCGAGTACGTCAGGGCGAACTGGGCGACCGCCTGCTTGATGATCTCGCTGTAGCTCAGGCCCGTCGGGGCGAGCGTCTTGATGTGGCGGGCCAGCTCCTCGTCGACCCGCGCACTCAACTGCCGGGGCAGGTCACTCATCCGGGCACCAGCTCCGTCAGGATCTCGCCCTCCGAGCTGATGATCCCGGCGTCGATCAGGTCCAGGGCTGCTCGCCCGTACCAACCCTGCAACGTCCACACCAGACCGCTGCGGATGAGGAAGGCGAAGAGCTCCACGATCTCGTCGATCTCCAGCTCGTCCGACTCGAAGCTCATCAGGTCGATGGCGATGTCCTTCATGCGTCCCATGGTGTTCAGCCCTTCTCAATCTCGGTGATCAGTGCACTGGCCAGGCGGAACCCGATGAAGAACAGGGCCAGGTCGGCGTGCCCTTCGGGGGTGTCCGGGCTGGGCCGTCCGAACTCGGTGACGTTCTCCTTGTAGGCACTCAGGTCCACGAACCGGCGCCACTTCACGCTGGGCTCGGCCGTGCTGCCGATGTCGGCGGCGGCGTCCTGGATGGCCTCGCGGTAGGGAGTGCCCACCTCCCCGAACTCCTCGGCCATGTCGACCACCTTGTCTCGCACCAGGGCGAGGAAGTCGGCGCCCTCGCTCACCCGCGAGTCGGGCTCGGCGCACTGGGCGAGGCGGGCCAGGGTCGGCGGGTCGTAGTGGTTGATCCGTTCGATGACGTTCATCGGTCACACCTTCACAAAGGTTGGCTTCGTCAGGGACGGAGGTCCACTCCGCCCGACCACCTCCCGGTGGTTTCGCCTTGATGTGGTGACAGTATCACAGTGGCGCAGGTTGCACACTACCTTCAGCCGTAGCGGATCTCCCCCAGCGCGGCGAGCTGGACGATGACGTCCGCCGTGCCCGCGTCGATGTGCCCGGCGTCGATGCCCTGCTTCTCGTCCCGGTCCATCCACGACTCGATGACGTAGCCGTGGTACTCCCGGTTCACGTACGCCTGGTCGATGTCGAGCAGCTTGGCGTACGCCTGGCGTATGTCGTCGGCGCTCAGGTAGTGGACTCCCTCGACCTCACGCACGTCGTCGAAGGCGAAGAGGGGGTGCGGCGCCGTGCCCTCGGTGATCGTCCACGTCTTGCCCTCGGGCAGGCCGGCGAACTCCTCCGCGGTGGGCTCCGTCGCCCAGTAGGTGATGCCTCCGTACGAGGCGGTGTCGATGATGTCCTGCGCCGTCTGGTCGGTGACGTACCGCTTGATCTCTTCGGTGCTGGGCATTGCGGGTGTCTCCCTGATCAGGCGTTGACGTTGATGCGGACGACGGCCTCGGTGCCCTCGTACTTGTTCTCTCGGATCACCTTGCGGGCCAGCGTCCTCGCCTTGTCGATGCGCTTCGAGTCGCGGACGATCGCGTCGTGGGTGCGGAACTTGGGGGTCACTGTGGTTCTCCTCTTGGTTCGGCAGGCTCATCAGCGGGGGGATGCCACCCACCCCGGACCTCCCTTCAGGAGGTTTCGCCTTGGGTCAGTTCAGGTTCAGCAGGTCGATCAGTTCCTCGGTCGTGACGACCTCCAGCTCGTGCTTCACGACCGTGCCCTCGGTCACCACCTTGGGTCCCTCGATCAGCGTCGGGACGGGCTGGCCCGCCAGCTCCAGGACCCACGCCTCGTAGTCGTCGATGTCTGCGTGCAGGTCGTCGGGGTCGTCGTCGCCGTAGGCGTGGCCCTCCAGGAAGGTCATCGCGGCCCGCTTGTGGCCGGTCTTGGCGAGCGTGCGGGCCAGCTCCTCCGCCTCGGTGCAGGTGAAGTGGCCAGCCACTCCGTGTGCCGTCATCTGGTCGCCGAGGATGCGGGCGAAGACTCCGAGTGCGGAGTTCAGATCCTCGATCTCCTCGTCGCTGTCCCGCTCGTCCTCCTCGACCTCGAAGAGGGCCAGGTATCCGTAGCTCTCGGCCCAGTACAGGCCGGGGTCGGGGCGCTGTCCGCCCTTCAGTCCCCCACCGCAGGTCTCGCACTTGTACGGGCCGGGCTTCAGCGGGTACAGCATCGGGCCGTTGTCTGCCGGGCACCGCACTACGTTGCTGGGGATCATCTCTGTCACACCTTCACACTCATGGCTGCCATCATCAGGGAGCGGGAGCCACCCCACCCCGACCGCCTCCCGGCGGTTTCGGCTTGGCACACTTGCACACTCAGGCCGCGGTAGCGAACAGAGTTCCCCGCGTGGACGTCCCGACCAGGCGCTCTCGCCACACGACCCAGGTCACGGCCTGGACCACCGAGGGCAGCTCACCCAGGCGCTGGGCGGCCTCGCGGTAGGCGCTGGCGATCAGGTTGTACCTCCCCTTGGAGCTCAGCCCCCTGTCCTTGATCCCGTACTCCTCCCCCACCGCGATGTCGTGGGCGTGGCGGTCGATGCACACCGCGTCCGCGTCCGTCGGGTCGAGTATCGAGCGGTAGAAGTGGCCGGTCTTGCGGTCCATCGGGAGCACGTCCACCGGGTCGGCACCCGCCAGGATCTTGGCGGCCTTGGCCAGGCAGTCTCCCGTGTGTCTCGCCGGGGTGCCCGACTCGAATGCCTCCGTGGCCAGCTCGATGTTCAGCCACCATGCCGTCTGAGGGGACAGCGCGGCCAGGAGGCCGGCCCCGAGCATGACATTCCCGTCCGTCATCGACCCGGCCAGGCGGTGCGCACTCGGGTACCAGTCGCGGCCCTGCTCCTCCTGCTCGGAGCTCGCGTCCAGCCACGTGGCGATGATGTTGCGGACGTACTGCTCGCGGGTCTTGTCGTCGGCCTTGATCGGGATCATGTCTCTCTCATCTCTCGGTAGGTGGCTGCTCATCAGGACCAGGCCGCCACGCCTGGCCAACACCCAACCCACTGAGGGCAGTTGGCGGGTGTTTCACATCGGGTGGTGCATGCCGTCCCGAGCTGGGGGCATCGGGACGGCGGAGGTAGCGCAGTCACTGCCTGGGGGCTCACCGCCTAAAGAAGGCAACCTCCCAGTTGCTGCCCTCGCGGTATCCACGACGGTCGAGCATCAGCGTCTGGCGCACGGTGACCTGCATGTTTGGCCTTCCAGCCTCGTTGTGATGTGTCACGTGGGGGGTGGCTCATCAGTGACCGGTAACCACCCGGTCAGACGCCGTCACGGCGTTTCGCCTCGTCCCTCGTTACAGTATCACAGCTTGCGCAGGTTGCACACTCAGACCAGGGACATGAACACCACGTCGGGCTCACCCGGCGTCCAGTTCGCGACCCGCTCCGTCTCCTGGAAACCGAACTGCTTGTAGTACTCGGGCAGGAACCCGTCGAAGCAGTCCAGCTTGCTCGCACCCTTGTGGTTCACCGCGTCCCACACCAGCTCGGTACCGCGACCCTTGACCGTGGAGAACAGACCGATGAACGTCCCGTCCTGCGCCACACCGAACCCCGACTGAAAGTCGGCCGTCAGGTAGTACCTCGCACCGCGAGGCATCTCATGCGGCTCACTCGTCGCCGCAGCGATCCGCTCGTTACCGCTCCGGGCCCAGTCCAGGGCCGCGGTGTACTCGGACCAGGACGCGGGGTGTACGTACGTCGTCACTGCGACTCCTCACATCGAGCAGGCTGGCTCATCAGCGATCGGCTACCAGCCGACCGGACGCCTCCCGGCGTTTCGCCTTTGCTCACCGGGGCGTGACTCGTGTCAACACCTCCGGATCGTTCACCGCGTGCCACTCCGTCCAGCACTCCTCGGAGCAGAAGTCCTCGTGGGGTCTGACCGGGACACCGCAGGTCTCACACATCACTTGCCTCCGTTCGGGGGCGGGGTCGGGATGCCGTTCTGCACCATCACCCAGGTGCAGGCGTCCTCGAACCCTCGCTCGCAGTCGTCCTGCTTGCTGTCGGCGAACCCGTCGTTGAACGTGCTCACGCTGGTGGCCGGGGGCCGGGGGGAGGCGGCCAGGCCGAAGCCCAGACCTCCCCCCAGGACCAGGCCGGCGAGTACTCCGGCGACGACCCTCATCGGGCGAGGACCGCGGCCTTGTACGCCTCGAACGCCTTGACCTCGGCGTCATGGATCTGCTCGCCGAACTCCAGCGACAGGGCCCGGAGGTTGTTCTGCCGGAGACCAGCGTTCACGCGGGCCCTGTACCGGCTGTACTGGATCGAGTAGGTGGACTTGTCGAGGGAAACCATGGGGACTCCTTGGGATCGAGCAGGCTGGCTCATCAGCGACCAGGAACCACCTGGCCGGACCTCCCCTTGGGGGCGGGGAGGTTTCGCCTTTCGACGTTGCTACACTCTCACACTCGTCACACTTACACAAGTGGGAGAACGGTGACCCTGGTCGCCTCGTACGTCAGGATCTCGACCGACTGGTGGGCCCGGTAGGGCTCCCATGCCGCATCGGCGAGGAGGTACTTGTCCTCGCAACCGAGGATGGCCAGCCACTCTTCGGCGTGGTCGCCCTCGAAGGGCCAGACGTCCGAGACCGTGTCGCTGAGGCCGGAGCCGTCGAACGCGTTGATCAGGTAGCCGTACTCCTTGCGCCACGCCTTGCGGCCGAGCTCGACCAGGTACTGCGGGTATCCGAAGTGGTCGGCGCAGTAGGCGCAGAGGTAGCGGTTGGACCCACCGGCGGTGCGGTAGTAGTGCGTGGCGATCTCGCCGTCCGAGCAGTAGCGCATCGGGCTCTCCCTCGTTCTGGTTGCTACACTTGCACACTCGGGGTGTGCTGTCAACCGGCGGATGCCGGGTGACGTGGTACCCCTCTTGGCTTTTGCAGCACGGGCCCCGCTCCCGTACTGGCGAGCGGTCCCGAGAGGGGCTTTGCGGGACCCCCTTGCGGGACTCCCCCGGTCCCTTGCGGGACCGGTACTGCACCGGCCCTTGCGGGCCGGTTTTGGCGGCTGACTGGCAGTGCGCCGTACCCTGCACTGTCGACCCCCTTCCCTT